ATGGCTTAAAAAATTACCATAATGCCCCAAGGTCATTTTGCTGAGTTTTTGTCTGCCCAGTTTGATGTTGAGTTTTTTCAAGTGTTGTTCGTAGTCTCGACCCCATATGGCTTGAAATATTTCTACGTTGACTCCAACTCGGGCTGCTTGTTCTCTGCACTCAGCTGATAGCTGTTCTGACAATTCATGCCCCAGCATGGTAATGATATATGACTTCATCGGTAAATCGCTTCTACAAATTCATACTTATCGGACTGGTGAGTGCTCATTGCCATCCCATGATCCAGTCGTCACGTACTTGATCTAGTTTGATCATGCCCCATTCTTGCAACAGCGCCACTGCCGCAAACTGTCCGTATTGCTTGCTGTACGCATCATGTGGTTTTTGTTCTATTACCACCACTGGTCTACAACGACGAATAGTTTGTTCAGCGCCTTGCAAGATGCGATACTCGTAGCCTTCGCAATCAATTTTTATATAACTGACATCATCGAAATTCAGTGTATCCAACCGAACAACTTGTACATTGCCTGTGCCCATGGTGGCAGGATCTAGGTGGCTGTGACCAGAATTGTCCTCAGTGATGATCATGGTGCCTTGTGTGTCTTGATCACCAAGGGCAATTGGTTGAACTTCAAAGTTCTTGCCTTGCACATTGTGTTCCAAGCATTCTCTAAACAAGGCCACTGGTTCAAATGCTATCACACGAGAAAAACTGCCAACAAAGTCACGACTCCACAAGCCCACATTGGCACCAATGTCCAGGGCTAGGTCTCGATTTTTACACAGTTCAATACTTCGGCGACGCACAGCAACTTGATATTCGGCCGGAAGACCTTTGTCCACACTTTTCTTCAACATTCGCGGAAGGTGTGTTTCAAAGTCCGGGAATTTCCATCCATAATGCTCAATCATTTAATATCTCCTCAGTTTGTTTAATTATACGTTCGGCTGTGCCGTTTCGGAATTCGTCAATGTGAAATTGTCCATAAGCCAAGTGATTGGCCCAGGCTTGTATTTGATCCTGTTCCGGCCACCAAGGATTGTCTATACCAGCCAGATCCAAATTGGCCACGGGTCGTGCAGCATTGCATGGGGCCATCACAAACACCGGCACCCCGGCCAACACCGATTCTGTGGCTGCAATTGAGTTAAATGTGACCATGGCATGTACATGAGTTAGGGCATGTTCCACACGATTGTTTTTTCTATCAGTGCGGCTCCGATTACGTTCACGTACGATGATGGGGCGATCAGTGTATTGCTTGATCTTGGCCACAGTCTCTGCCAACCATGTGTCTAAGTCTATGTCATAAAACTTGCAAGGCTTTTCATCAGGTGCAACAATCAATATTGAACTACCTGGTCGCCGGCGTGAAATTTCAAGACCCAGGCCATTCCACCTGTCACTAGGTCGTGCAATCACCTGATCATGTTGTAAGTTGTTGGGCACAATTCTATGCCATACCTTCCAACCATGAGGATTCTTATAACCAGGGCGATTGCCCAAGTATCCTGAGTCCATGTATCTAAATGGCCTGTTGTCTGCCCAGCACTGTTTGATAATCTTGTGTTTCATTATGCCACGTAGCATGATGGGATCAGCACTGTCTTCATAGCGCCAAGACTCCAAGGGTGTGCTGACTTGACCTAGACCTTGTGCGTACATATCAATGTACTCGTCGTCACCATTTTTGCTGAGATAGATCCAGTTCATTGCCAGTATGCTTCGGTTCTTTTGACTTTCAAGTCAGTGGTTGGACTGCGTCCAGTTTTTTTACGTGAACCTTTGAGATGGTCCAAATATGCGCCCCATGCAGAATTAATCAATGGATGCCCTTCGCCTGTGATCAAATGACTGCTCCAGTCAAGTTCTTTCAACACAACGTGTCGACGAACAACATCAAAAATAAAACTGTCATGCCATTCATCCTGTTGGAAAATTCCATTTTCTGCGTCATCATACATCCATTGAAATCTTTTTAGAAAATCCTGCACAGTCACTGAACGCAAATTCATTGCATACAATCCGCACTCGCTGAATTTTCCTTTTCTTCCAAGGAAGCACAGGTCTTTGTCAGCGGGAATCAACTGTTGTATGTCTTGCATGGTAATTGAACTGTGACAAATGGTGTCTGCGTCCATCCAAATCAGCACATCTGCTGTGGTATTCTTTGCACAGTGAAATATACTGTACACTTTGTGAGCAAAACGCACCGCATCCCATTTGAATGGTTTGGCAGCATCTCTTCTACGGCTTCGCACAGGGTCAGCAGATATGTCGCCATTGGCCCGGGGCACACCGCGCCACTGTTGTTTGAATGCTTGCAATTCACTGCTGCTCTGTTCCAAGTCACGAATCTGCAAATTGGTCGCAGACTGATCCACTGTGCAATTTTCGGCGTACACCACTAAGTCAACCTGCTGTGGCCAAGTCTGCAAAAAGGTATCAATCATGCGACGACCGTATGTATTGTATCCGTCGGCGTTGAACGTGGTAACTACAGTGTATTTCATAGACGTATTTACAGTGATCAAAACCATAGCCTATTTTCCTGCTCAGTGTGCATTAAACAGCAAACCAGTGATGAGTGCATTCTTGGACTGCTGCCAAGCCGCAGGTATAATCACACAAGAGAACTCAATGACTGCTGATGCGGCAGTGATTTGGTCAGTGCTGTGGCATGGTAGAATGCAAGCCAATCAAGCGGTGTACGAGCATTACCGAAGTCAAAACCGGCCAGTTATTGTGATAGATATTGGTGCGTTGTATCGTGGACACACTTGGAAACTGGCAGTGAATCATATAACCAGGGATGGCTATTACGGACATGAGCATGATTTGAACTGGGATCGTCCCAGGCAATTGCAAATAAGCCTGGCCACACAAGTCAATCCACGACCAGAAATCATCATTGCCGCACAGCACCGGAACAGTTTGCAAGTTGCCGGCATAGACAGCATGGAATTGTGGGGGTTGATGCAAGTTCAACAACTACGCAACTCAACTGATCGTCCCATACGCATACGATCACATCCGCGAAGCCCACTGCGCATGCCATACATGCCTGCTAATACCACAATGGAAGTGGCTAGACCCGTGGCACACACCTACGACAGTTTTGACATGCACTTCAATTGCCATGCTGTGGTTAACCACAATTCAGGACCGGGCATCCAAGCAGGCATTGCAGGCTGCAGACCCATTGTATCACACAGCAGCCTGGCATATCCTGTTGCTGTGGGCTATGCTGACATTGAACAACCCTATGAAGTGGATAGAGAACTGTGGTTGGCGCAGATATGCCATACTGAATACACTGTTGAAGAACTACGAGAAGGACTATGGCTAAAAAGAATCGAGCCCGCATTGACGGCATAATTGATTGTGCTTGTGTAATCCACGGCACTGGATATGATTGGCAGTACGTGGACAAACTGTACAACATGTTGACACGACACATGCCCCAAGGCATACGTTTTCATGTGTATACTGAAGAACACAGATCAGTACCGTCACACATGATCAAACACTGTTTGAGTGAATGGCCCGGTATATCAGGTCCCAAACGGTCGTGGTGGTACAAAATGCAGTTGTTCAATCCTGAACATCATGCAGGCAATTTGTTGTACTTTGATCTTGATTGTGTGATCATCAATGGCATTAGTTGGATACCCGAACTCAGCACTGATTACTTTTGGTCCATACGAGATTTTAGATATCTACAAAAAACCACTCACTCAGGAATCAACAGCAGTGTGATGTGGTGGAATGTCACCAAGTTTGCTGATGTCTGGGCGGACTTTGTGAAATTAGACATCCAGCAAACTGTACGGCGATATCAAGGTGATCAAGACTACATCGGTGCAGTGATTGATCACAATCAACGCAGAAACTTTGAACAAAGTCAACTGCAAAGCTGGCGTTGGCAAATCAGCGAAGGTGGTTATGACTTTTCCCGCCGACGACCCCGAAAACCTGGAACACCAACCATAGTAGGGGACGAGACCAGCATTTTAGTATTTCACGGAAAACCCAAACCGCATGAATGTATCACGGATCCTGTGGTAGCAATGCACTGGCAATGATGTAATACTAGAGTAGTACTTGACCGGAAATTCCCAAAATGCTATACTAGTGGCATACAAACAAACGGGAGCCAGCAATGGGATATCGTGTAGTTGACACCCTGGACATCATGCGTGACAAGTATGGGCCACGCAAAGGCCTGGAAGGCCCGTTCAACTTCAGTGGTCGTGTGTTGTATTATGACAACAAGGCAGGTCAGTACTACGACCCTACTACCGACTTCTATGTAGAGCAGGCGGAAATGGACGAAATCAACACCCGCTTCTTCGAACAGTTCAAAAAGTAACACTTTGGCAGTACTACTTTTTGATTGACCAATAATTCCCAAAATGCTATAATAATGGCATACAAAGCAAAAAGGAGCCTGGAATGATTACTAAAGACACAGCAAATTTTTTACTAAACATGGTATATGAACAGATTGCAGACGCTGAAGTATACGTGAACGGTGGCGAGGACAATGTGGGTTACTATGCAGACCTGCTGGTAGAGCTTAAACAGGCAAGACAACAACTGCTTGACTTGGTTTTGTAATACTTGAGTATTACATTTATTTTGGTTGACCAATAATTCCCAAAATGCTATAATAATGGCATACAAAGCAAAAAGGAGCCAGCAATGAAGATCGAAACAGCAATTAAACAAATACAAAATGAAGCAGATTTCCAAGGCATGGGCCTGTTGGAAACACTGCAAGACATCCAAAAACATGGTCGCATGTTGTACGGCGAAAACACAATGAAGGCGTTTGTTGTTTTTATGCAACTGGGCCAAGAGATGTTTGCACCGGTTGACCATTAATTCATTATTTGCTATAATAGAGACATAAACAGTAAACAACAACGCATTTCAAAGGAGCCAACAATGAGTGCAATTCGAGTTATCAAAGGTGTGTATCGCAACAAACCCGTTCGCAATATCGCTTTCAATCTTGTGTCAGGCTTTCAATCTGGTGCCAAAGGTAATTTCGTGACAGTAGAAAACAACGGTGCTTTTCCCAATTGCCCCGACACCATCCGTATCAAAGTCAACAACATTAGCGACATCGAGTATGTCAATGGAGATGCAGTGAGCAAAGAAAATACAGTGGCGTTTGCCAAGCCCCCAGTAGAGGCAGAAACAGAAGACGAGATTATGACACGTATTCGTGAGCGGTTTGACATCTTGCATGAGATGACAAAGGCCTGTGTCAACGGTGATATCCGTGCCATGATTGTGTCAGGTCCTCCAGGCGTTGGCAAATCGTTTGGTGTTGAGCAAGAGATCGAAAAGGCCACACTGTTTGACAAATTGGCAGGCAAGCGCCTCCGTGCTGAAGTTGTCAAAGGTTCAGCGACCCCTATCGGCTTGTATCAAGCACTGTACAAATACTCAGATGACAACTGTGTGTTGGTGTTTGATGACTGCGACAGCATCCTGCTTGACGATGTGGCATTGAACTTGTTGAAGGGTGCATTAGACTCCGGCAAGAAGCGTACCATTTCATGGTTGAGTGAGTCCAGCACCTTGCGCCGCGAAGGCATCCCTGATCGTTTCGAGTTCAAAGGTAGTGTGATCTTTATTACCAACTTGAAGTTTGATCAGATGAAAAGCCAAAAGTTGCGTGATCACTTGGATGCACTGCAATCACGCTGTCACTACCTGGACTTGACCTTGGACACCATGCGTGACAAAGTGTTGCGTATCAAACAAATTGCCAAGGACGGTGTGTTGTTTGCAGACTATGATTTTGAACCCTGTGCGCAGGACGAGATCATCGAGTTCATGGAAGCAAATCAAAATCGTTTGCGTGAGATGAGCTTGCGTATGGCCCTGAAGATTGCAGACTTACGCAAGAGCTTTGCAGGCAATTGGAAGCGTCTTGCAGAGACAACTTGCATGAAGAGTGCCTGACATGGCTTGGCTTCTTGTGCTACTGTTAATATTTTTAGGGCACATTGGCTTTGCATTCTTGTTGGCATGTCTTATTTTGTTACTTGATTGAGTTTTACCCCGGGGATTGGTTGGCTCCGCCCCGGGTTTTTACAACAGG